CCATAATTGGTTGTCGCCCTGTTTCTTTGCTATATTTATGTGACGGGGCTTTTTTCATTACGTCACAGCACACATCAGATATTTCAAACGGTGCATCCAGCATAAAGTTGTATTTCACTTGGTTGAACTGACTCGGTTCGCCGTTTTTTTTCTTCAGTTCTCCTTTAAGTTCCTTTAGCCTAGCGAGAGAACCGCTAGGGATAAGACCCTTTTGAAGTTCTTTGTACTTCTCGTTCTCTTTGTTCTCCCTTCTGTCTATTCCTACCAGGTCTGCCATGTAGCAAGCATTCGGAATCGTCTGTCTGTCTGTCTGTCTGTCTGTCAAGGCTCTCTAATTCTTGCAGACTGCGCAAGTACTTTCTTGCTCCTGATACGCAATTACTGACTTCTTTTGAAAAGAACGGGTAGCCGTATGTATCTATGACTTTGCGGAAGTTCATTGCGGGTCTTACGATGGTCACGTTATCGAACCTCTTTACAAACTCCCTGATTTCAGGATATTCAAGGCCGGTATCTACAAACACGGCCGGTACATCCGGGTAGTCTCTTCTTACAATATCTAAAAGGACTGTTGAATCTTTTCCACCTGAGAAACAGATATACACCATTCCGTTGTAATGCTCATACCATGCCTTTATTCTCTGTCTAGTCATGGTAACCTTTGCTTTAAGCGGTAGGCTTTGCATCTGATAGAGGTCTAATCGTGTATGTACCGGCATCAGCAATCCCTCCACATTCTCACAGTCTTTCCTTCACGGCTGATCTGGACTAAATAGATATGCCTTTCGTCTCCGTGTCTTCTCCTGAATGCTTCAAGCACTCTAGCCTTTGAATCTGCTTTTTTTGCCGTTGGATAACTGTGTTCTACCTTGTCTACCTCACCTTTTGCCACCGCTATCAAGTCAAGCGTTTCTTGGCAACATTCTTTCAAGTTCATTTGTCCTCCAATCCTAATACCTTACCTACTGAGATAGCGGGTTTAGTTGCTTCTCTCTCCTGTTGGGTTCTGTAAACCCTCTGAAACTGTGACATTGCAACGCCCTCATTGAATCCGCTATCCATAGCCCAAGCCCTTAATTGGCTCGGACTGCCTACCGCCCTTTTCACATCGTCAGGGAGTTTTGCGTACTCTTCCTCGGCTCCGTAGTAACCGTTGGAAATTGCCTTTCTGACTAAAGACCATGCCTCCATTTCGTTCATCTGCGCTGGCTTTGTCATTTCTATTAGCACTCCGGGACTAGGTGCAAAAGAGTTGTCTGACTTGCAATACCTGATTAACGCTTGTTCAATTGCCTTTCCGTCTTCATCTGCTAAGATTGCCGCCCATGCGTTAATTAACATCGATACATCATCAGGCTTGAAGTTTGGGAAGGTGTAGGTAATCACCATTACTATCTGTTTCACTTCATCCCTGGTCATACATTCTCCCAATCTATCCGATGTCTACTATTCGGAATCGCTTCTTTGTTGTCGTAGTTCCCATCCAGCACTTTTGCCATGTTGGAATCCTTGATAAGCCAATCAAATGTTGCTGACCAATTACGGCTATTAGAGCCTTTGAGAAAGTCCGACTTTTCAGCTTTGGTAAACAATTCCTTAAAGTCTTCGATAGAGTATGTGTTGAGCCTTGCTTTGATTGCCTTTCTTCTAGCCTCTGAAATGGATTTGACAGTAGGAAGGGAGGGGCAAAGTTCGTTGTAGAGGTCAACGACCTCGGAAACGTTCTTTCTCTTCTCTTTCTCTATCTCTATATCTATCTCTTTCTCTATCTCTATCTCTATCTCTTTCTCTACGTCACCGTTCCGTAACTCTTCCGTCACATCGGCGTCATTTTGTGACGCTTCAAGCAACATTTGCTCTTTTTTGCGCTTCACATATTCTCGTTGTCGCTGAGTATGAGCCGTTTCGGAACCTATCATCATATCCATGTATGTGAGTTTGTACACGTCTGTGTCTTCGCTCTGTTCAATAAGTCCGACTGATGTTAGAAGCTGGAGCGTTACCTTTACGTCATCAGGTTTCTCGTCAATGTCCAAGGCTAACTCTTCTGCAAAATCGTTCATCACTCCGTCAAAGTACAGAAAACCGTCTGTTTTTAACGCTTTCAGTAGCATTTTGAAATAGATGATAGTGTAGGTATCGCCGCCAGCGATTGACCTAATCTTTTTAATTCTCTTGGATGAAAAGAAATCCTCTTTCAGTTTCAACCAATAGTATCTTTTCTCACTCACTTTCCTCCTCCTCGTCATCATTTGATAGCATCACGGATACTGTCTCTCTTTTGGTCTTCATAACCATGTTTGCAAACATAAATGCGCTTTCTATGTCAGGAAAATCAAAGTTGAGTGCAATCGCCGTTGTATCGTCTGCATAAATGATGGTAGCCGTCATGTGCTTGCCTCCCATTCTCGCATTAACGATTCGCAATCGTTCAATCTTCGCTGATTATGTCTCTGAATCAACATAGTCACCCATCTGCAATTAGACGGTTCGTAATTTCCGTTGTTATCTATTCTGTCTATTGTTAAATCTGATCCATAACCATTGTCTAAAGCCCATAAGCAGAAATTTTCAAAACTATCTCTCCACTCGTTGCAAACTTCAATTCCTCTTCCACCATAATTTTTGAAATCAGAATTATTTGGATTTGTGCACCGTTGTTTCATGTTTGTCCAAATGTTGTACAATCTCTTATATCTGTGATATAGGTTGTGTTTTGTTGCATTTGGGTGCGTTTTTGACAAGCAACCACAACTTTGTGTGTGTCCCATCCTTAAATTGTTTACGTCAACTGAAATTACGTTTCCGCATTTGCATTTGCATACCCATTGAATACTTGGAGAGCCTGACGGATGGATTTTAGTTTTCCCTCGTTCAATAACTGTCAGATACCCGTATGTTTCACCAATTCTATTTTTTAGTTGCCCCATATTGCACCTCACTATATGCGTCATACAATTTCAAAAAAGCATCAATAGGCAAGCACACAATAGTTTTCTGATTGTTTTTGCGGAAGAAAACAGATGGAAGATTTCCGCTCTTTTTACTGTCGTTTTCAGCTTGTTTCATCCAATCATATATATGAAACTGCTCTTGATGCTTACACTCTATGTGAATCCCTGGTAGTCCAACTACATCTGACGCATCGCCTGTGTTCCCGCAATACTGTGCGGTTCTTCTTGCTTTATATCCATGTTCTTTAAGATAATTCGCAATTTCCAACTCATAGCGCTTTCCTTTTGCCTTACTATTGATTTTTCCCATTAAAAAACCCCCATTTGTCGTAGGTTACCGAATCAACCGTCCATGCCGGATAGTATTTCAGTAGGTAGTTAATAGCTTTCTTTTTCATAACGTCCCTTGCCTGACTTGAATCAAGAAGTCTATGGCAATCTCGACATACCGTGATGATGTTTTGTTCGATTCCCTCGCCACCTTGGCTTCGTGCTACAATGTGTGCCTCTCCCCTGGCGTTTGGACTTCCGCAAAAGATACAACACGGATGGCCGTCTATGGAATCTCTCTTTTCTACCGCCTCTCTAACCTTCGGAGGTATGTTTGTGTGCTTCGTTCTGTTGTTCATACTGTCTTATCCTCGCTAATTCATCAGGCGGCATGGTTTCAATTCCCTGTGCCTTTGCCTCTTCTACCATCAAGTCAACTAGGGCGCTCATTTCGGCCGTGTTGAAGTCGGAAGAACCTCGGAGTAGTTTGTAGGCTCTTAATCTGCAACGCTTACCCTCTTTCACTTGGCTTGTAGGTTGCAAGTGCAGTTCCTCGGATTCCAAGGCGGTTTGTTCCCCTTCTTCTGTATCCGGGAGGAAGGTTATAACCAACTCCCCACCAACTTTGAACACAAGGCCTAAGTGCCTTAAATTCTCGTTGTGGATTCGTGCCGAGTGTATTCCTGTCACTCTTGCTACTTCACCAAGTAACGACCAATAGTAAGCGTTTTGACTCTTGGAGCGCTTCTTTCTGTACTCCTTCAGTTCATACTTTGTATCAGAGTCCTTTGACTTCCACAGAGCCGTTATTATGTCCAGCGCTGTTCCAATCATTTCTTCTTCAGCCCTTCTCCATCTTTCTTCTGTGTAAGAGCGCCAATAGCAGCGATAATCTGTGCCTGTGTAAGTTCAAAGATATTTGCTACCTTGAACATTTCACAGAACTCTTTTTCTGTAGTGCCTACGCGCTTAATTTCTGCCTTTAATCTGTCAATCTGCGCTCCGGTTACTTTTCCATCAGCAGTTGGAAGAAGTACTTTGTCCACGGATTCAATCATTTTCTGATTTTCTTTGTCTTCTGCGGCCTGTTTGCTTTCAATCTTTCCATTCTTGGATAGTTTGAATACTGTTCTGTTCAGCTTGGTATTCACGATTTCAAGCTTGTTAATATTGCCGGTGGCGTCATAGCCGATTTCCTTCACAACAAACTTGTCATATGTACCACCTTTGCCGTTGTCGGTGTAGTCATCTTTGGTAATCCATATTTGCGGGGCCGTGTACAGTTCACGTCCGATACCGATATTGAAGCAAGCGCGCTTAAAGGAATCGGAAGCCTGTCCTTTTTCTGCTTCAGTCTTACTCTCTGTACCTACATCCTGTTTGGATACCCACTGCTTCTTTTCGCTGTCATAAACGGATACTGTACAGTAGAGTCTTCCGTCAATTACTTCATGGCTTCTCTGCCATCCTGTTACGCCAAAGACTTCATCCAGTAGGTTCATGTCACATCGAGCATTTTTGTACAGTAGCAAGGATATGCTTCCTGTCTTGCTTACCTGTGCAACTCTGCATTCGATTTCATCTGCGTGTAATTTTCTAAATGTTATTTCTCCCATGGATATTCCTCTTCCTCTTCCTCAATCTCCATCGGCTCTACTTTGCCGACTACATTTTTAAGCTGCTTAACCGGCTTTCCCATAAGTGTTTCAATGAACGCAAGTTCATCATCACCAAGCAAGCCATCAATCGTAAAATAGGCATCTACGATTGCTAGTTGCATACCCTGCGAAGTGTTTACTACAATCATGTCTCCCTTATCAAAGTCCTCATTCGTAGGGGCTTTCCAACTGTACTTGCTCTTAGAATCAATGTGATGTCCTGTTACAATCTGCACTCTCATTCTTCTACCTCGTTTTCTTCTTTCACTACACAATCCTGGCAATAAAGCTTGTCACCGATTCTGTAGCGGTACTCGCCTTGAATATGGTGCTGACAACAAGCACATACCGGCATTTTCATAAGTTTCTTTTCCATTTCTGCTTCATGGTCTAGGAACAGTCCGTAGTTGTCTTTCATCGTTCCAATCTCCTATATACGGTTACTGTCTTACCGGTCCACTGGCATTTCTTTTTACCC